CAGTTGACCGATTTCGTTTTGACATTATACTTCTTTTCAATTGAATCAGCATTGATTTAAATTCAGAATCTTCAAGGACAACTTTATTTTCAGATTCTCCATAGTAGATTTCTCTTAGTTGCTTGTAGCGTTCTATTTGTTTTTTGTAATTCATAAATGTAAGGTGGTTGGTTTTGGGTCTACCATTCCCTCCGGTTTCCAACCTCCGGGCGTTTGTTGTAGGATTACTTAAGGTGGTCAACCTGCCTACTCACAATTAAGGTCCGTCCAAGTTTACAAGCTTGAGCCGTCCTTAACATAACGTGCGGTTCTCGTTCCGCCATTGAATGTAAGGTGGTTAGAGTGCAATACTATTTTGCTATTTTCATCTTCTCTAACCGATTGCTCCGTCCTTGACAGCTTCCCGTAGGACAGTCAACTCAGACAAGGAGCAAATGCTGGCCTGTTTCAGGAAAGTGGTAGGCCGTACCACCGCTACGATATAGTGACACCCTGTAGCCGTAGGTTTGCTCCGGGCTAAACTAATTAAAACCCATTGTCACCTTTGGCCCCACAAGACCGGAGTCTTATGGTAGCCGGTGTTTCAAGCGTAGTCGTCGTGCTTGATATTTCTATCCTTACACATTTGTCTTTTTCCCCATTCATCAAGGTAGCTGGGTATTTCAGTTACCGCGATATCATCGGGGAAGACCGGTAGTTTTTCGACCCAGAACCAAGTAAAATTGGGAGGGCCAGAATCAACGCATGATTTACAGATGTAATTGAAAATCAATTCGCCTGTTTCAATGTCTGTTGAAACCGTTCTATGTGTCGGGAGTGGAACGATGTTTATCAGACCGGAGCCTTCACCTTGACAGATAAGGCATCCTGTCTCATAAGTGTTTCCACCTGTAGCTGACTTCTGTATATAGATGTTCATTGGGGGCGTATTGTTCATAGGTGTATTACCTCTACTAGGATAAAGGACTCCTAGCAGATTGACATGGCGGAGGGTGCATATATACTTTATGGTCTCTGGACATTAGGGCAAATAACCTAATAGGTTTTTTAGGAGATTTGGGGGATTTAGATTAATGGCGATAAGCCATATTGTATTTTAGGTTACAATGTCTTTTAGGTTATTTGGGTTGATTAGGCGATTGGGTTTTTTAGGAGTTTTGGTTTTTAGGTTATTGTATTTTTTGACATTTAGGATAACAACCAGTGGTTGTTAACTGAAACAAAAACGTGCATTTTAACGGCCGTTAAGCGTCCAAAGTGCTATTTGTATACAATCACAAGGGGACTATATACACCATGTGTTAAAACGCTTTAGGATGATTTGCATATAAAAGAAGTATATATAGACGCTTCTTTAAATTTCGATTTTTTGACCGGTGGCTTTATAAACCCCAATATAGAGAAAATTCTGTAGAAAGGGGTATAAAAGGTTAACGCAAGGTTTATATACACTGCCCCCTGTGGAGATTTGGTTAGGTGACTAACCGGCGGTAATACAATGAACTACGCAAAACCAAGAGGCTGCAATGCCTCAACAAACGCCCAGCAATGCGACTGTCGGGTTTGTATTGATTACAAACTTGACCTTATGGAAACACTCAGAATGGAGTTTGATTTCAATGCCTAAAAGAATTTATGTAAAGAAAGACCCAAGACAACAACGTCTTTGCGACGCTAGAAAAATGCGCGGAGATTTATGTGGTTGTGGATGGTGTGTTAGAGAACGTCTAAGAGATAATCAAGGAATCCGTGAATTATATGAGGTGGACTAATGCCTAATATGAGTTACTGTAGGTACGAGAATACAGTGAATGATATGTGGGATTGTCTCGAACATATGTATGATTCTCAGGAAGATATGAGTGAATACGAAAAGGACGCCTATGTGCGATTCTTAAACATGATAGTTAATCATGCTCCAGAATGTGAGAGTATTTTGGAGTCAATGGAATAAATAAAAGGAGGTGAAAAACATGGATAGAAAACTAATAGAAACGATAGTCAAAAAGACCTTAGAAATGGCTAAGGATTTCCTCGACAATGAAGGTGCGGTTATTTGGTTAGAAGAGCCCGGTCTTGATTATGAGAGTTATTGTAATGAATTAACAGTATCAATAACTGGCGAGGAATTGAGTTTTGAAGAGGATGTAATCTTTGACCAAACTATTGATAGATTGGAAGATTTAGAAATCATCCCACGAGTGGAGAAATAATGAAAATGGCAGAATTAGACGCGTTCCTCAGATGTGAATGTGGGGCGCTCTATGCCTTTTTAGAGGAGAAAGGAAAGGTATGTTTGAGGTGTGATGAATGAGTGATATTTGGAATCATCATAATTATCATGCAAAAGACAATAGAGGCACAATAAGAACTTATGTCAATGAAAGTAAGGGCAGTATGAAAACTGAAATGGAGAGATTAGAGGATAAATATTTTGGTAAAGGGCTAAAACAAAATCCTGCTCAATTAGGGCAATTCCCTTACTATTATTATTCTCTTGGCCACCTCAACAAGGAAAGACAATTAAAGCATAAAATGCGTTCACAATACAATCTGATGCAGGACCAGCCAGACGGTTATGTGTATGGAGCTTATGAGAAGTTATTGAGGGAAACAACCGTGTTTAAAGTTCCTTTAAAGATAACTAATTCTTTGCTAAGAACTAAGTTGCCAAATGACTTAAACAGGCATCAAGAAATCAGATTACCAAAGGATAATATTTTTATTGAATCAACGGTCAAATTAGATTATAGAAAATACGATTGTAACATTTTTGGGATTCATATTTTGGACTCACCATTAACAAACCTGACAAGGATAAAAAATCCAAATTTATTTGAAAGGATTATAGAAACAACAACTTTTGATGGTAAGAAATTTACAGATGTAAAACAGCTTTTTGATTTTATAGATAAATGTGGAAATCTTAGAGCTTTCAAAGTGATTCATGTAGAGACTCACCCAAGTCAATATATCAATACTGTCCAAAATATTCATATCTTGTGGAAACCAGAACACAAAGTAGTTGATAGGTTGCGAGGTCCTGAAAAAGTTATGAGGGATTTTATTTTTAATTATGTATTGTTCGTCAACAATCCAGAAGTCGATTTTATCTACCGAGAAACGCCCGTTAAGGCCAACCAAAAGAGATTGGCACAGGGTAGGATACCAAAGCCTGATTACGCCGTAATTAAGCTTAAAGGACAACTTAAAAAAGTAGTAAATCAAACACCCTCATTTTCCTCAAGTAAAAAGAACAGGGCACACGAGGTAAGAGGACATTGGCGTAATTTCTACAACGACAAGTATACAAACATGAAAGGTAAGAGAAGATGGATATATCCATTTGTGAGAGGAGAAGGCATAGCAGTATCGAGGAATTATGAGCATATTTGAATATCACCACCAACCTTATATAGACCTATGTTCATGGCAAATTATGAGAAACACGGACCACCCCAAATGGCCCAGTATATCTGGAGGACCAGCGGGGCGTGTCTCCCATTAACAAACAAGGAGAAACACACATGACCGAACAATTAGGAACTTACAAAATAAACACGCAAAACTCTATGACAAATGCAGTAGACATTACAGCATTTTCAGCAGGTAGAGAGATGGGATACCAATTAACCTTTGTTATTGATTCCCAGAAGCAGAAAGACCATCAGGATTCTTTTAGACCTATGATAAAACATACAGCTCCAGAAGATGCCGATAATATGATGAACCTTTGCTGGTTTTCATTATCTGGCAGTCAGATAGAAGACCTCTATAGGATGCATTTAGAGCGCAAATTAGATGGTTTGGAGCAAATGGATAGGGTAAGGGACCCAAAGACCATAGGATGGGACGGAGAGGTGCTTTAAATGTATCCTTCTGGCAATGGTGCATTAACAGAGTTGGACATTATCTTTGACTTTATTAGGGATTATTATATCGCAAATGAGGAGGAGATAATCTTAGTAACTAAAATCACAGGATGGAATAAACGCTCATTAAATGACATTATCGAGGTCAGGACAGGATACAAAAGCATGGAGCAATACTTAGAGGCAGAGGGTGAATAAATGTCACAAACGCAAATAATGAAAGTAAGAATACATCTTTTAGTAAATTATGGAATCTGGAATCCTGATTGGCAAGGAGGTCAACAATGAAAGAAATGAACGCGACAAGAATAAAAGAAACTATAATAGACTTAACAGATAATTTAAAGACAGAAGAAGAGCTATGGAATGCCTTTAAAGTAATCAAATCAGGATTACATTATCTAAGTGCAAAACATACAATGGAGGAAGTTAAAAACCAAAAGGAATAGACCCCCATATACACTTATTAGACTACATTTTGTTCATGTGTAGCACCTTAAATCCCTCGTGCGGGCGCGTAGGATGGCGGAGGAATATTTTATGTTCCAATGATGCTAATCCCTATGTAGTAGTTATTCTACTTGTCGGGGTTAGATTTAGGGACGTGGAAGCTCATGACGGAAGGGCTATATATACTTATGGGTAGGATTATTTGCAAGGAATCCCAAGGGTTAAATATCTATCTATCGGTTTGCCTTGGCCCTAGGATAGCCTAATAGCTACCCTAGAGCAGAGGCGGCGACTTTAGACCTAGCCTCAGCCTCCCAGCGACTAGTGTATATATAAGTTATGGCTTATTAGATATCAGCAAATTTAGGGCACCCGAAAAGTGCAAACAGGATTTTTCAAACCCCTAGAAAAACAGCCTCTAAGCACAAATAGGCCATTAAATCTATATATACTACCTTGCAACTAACTAAAATATGAGCGAACAAATGAACACGCAAAACTTGCTTAACTTGGCCGCCTTCATTAAGGCAGCCTGCACAATAGGAGACATGGACTCAGACACCATTCTAGCCCATGTAGCCCATGATATAGATGGATTCATCAATAAGAGAGATGATGAGCATTGGCTGCCTCGTACTAGCGGCTGGACTCGTATCTATAGCAAACTAAAGAAAGACGGCATTATCATGCCTCAGGAGGACTAAAATGGCCTCTATAGCAGGTATGAAATACAATATGTTCAGAGTATCCAAAGAGATGTTAAATAATCTTGAAGAATACTGTAACAAAATGGACCCAGACAATACCTACAATATTGGTTCTGCATATGGTGGTTGGAGATTAGAAATAATAGATGAAAACCACTGTATAAAATCCGTCCCTGTTGGAAACGGTTTTTATCATCCAAAAAAAGAAATGTATTATTTAATTAATGCATATATTGAAGGATTTGAAAAAGCATCCAAGAAATAAATAAAAAACGCCCGAAAAACCCCATATCTGATGTGTATGGGGTAGGGTATTTATCTATTGGGACCCTTGTCTATAAATTTTTTATAAATTTCAACCATAAGTATATATAGTCTATTATATAATGTATATACATGGTATGGTCAAAGACTAGAGATAGGCCTAAGCGGTATTTGATATCGGTAGGTCGAGATAAGTTAAGAGAGAAAGTCATGGAGGATTTATGGCGTATAGTATCGTTAGAGGGTTCTTCGATGGCAGATGAGGTATGGGATGCGTTGTATATGCACGTAGAAAGGCACAAGGATATGCTTGAATTAGATGTTCAGGAGGATGATGGTGGTGATGGTAGAATACATATGCAGCGAGATGATGATTTTGAGGATACTGTAATAAATGAGTCCCATGCTGCTAGAGAAGAGGTAGTAGGAGATATATTAGATGCGGAGCGTAGAGTCGAACGAAGAATGGCAACGAGCGATTGGCTTAGAGGTACAGGAAGCAAATGAGCGAAGGAAAGGTGGGCAGACCTAGTACATATAGCCTAGCAGATAAGCAGGAGGCTTTTGGTATGTATCTTAATGGTATGACGTTTAAGGCTATAGCTGATGAGTTGAATAAGCGATATGACTGGAATTTGAGTATGCGTACAATACAGAAGTGGGCAGCTAAGATGGGTTGGAAAGAGCAACTTACAGAGGTAGAGCATGATTTAGCAGAGGAAGTAAAACGCACGGTTGTAAAAGACATGGGTGCACGCATGGCAGAGGTTGAGGAAGTAAGGCAGGAATTTTTGGGCCGCCTCCGGCAGGGTGACGCGGAAATACGCGGGCATGAGTTTGCTAAGATGACAGAGATGTTGAACAGCATGGGTGATGTGCAGAAGGAGAAGGATGAGTTGGTTGCGCACATTAACGAGTGTATACAGCAGGCTTTAGAGCAGACGGATATACCTAGGGCAAAAAAGCAGCATTTTTTAAGGACATACATTGCGTTATTGCGAGGTGATTTAGATGGCGAAGCGTAATGGATTAAGTGGAGGTCATGTTGCAGGCAAGCGCAAGCACACGTTTACGCGAGCAGATATAGACCGTACGATAAGGTATATGGACATACGCAAGTATTGTTTGAAGAAGATGAAAGTATCACAAGAGTTTAGAGACAAGCATTGGCAAGTTACGGATGATAACTTGAAAATATATATGCAAGGATTGTTTGATGCTTGCGATGATTTCCTTGGTTGGTGCGAAGGGAGGATAGACAATGAGTGATGCGACGCGTCAAGATGTGTGGACGGTTGTTTTGCATGAGATAATGATGCACATTCAGAAGTTTGTTGATGATAATCCGATGGAGTACAAGGGAAAAGAGATGAAAGCGTACACAACTGGGTTAGGCATGGTAAGTATATTGTGCAAGAACATGATAGAGGACATAAACAGGGAGCCAGATAATGTGGAGGTGTAAGGCTTGTGGAATGGTGGTAACACCGATAGATGTAGAGGACCATGGTGGATTTTGCAAGGAGTGTCGCAATGAATAGTTTTTTAGCATTATTTTTAATGATTGCATTTTTTATTGCAGGATTTTGGCTTGGGGTAAATACTTATAGGGAGCAGATAAAGAAGAGATTATGAGAAAACGTCATATTGCTAGTGAAGTACATCATATGACTATGTGTGGTCATGAGACTACATATCAGGAGTATGAGAAGATGAAGGCACGAGACCTTAAGTTTGTAAATTGCAAGAAGTGTTTGGAGTTATTGAAATGAAATGGAAGTTTAATTGCTTTGTATGTGGCGAGACGTGGCAAGAGGAACACAGAAAGTTGCACAAAGATGATTTTATATTTAGTGAAAAGAAGGAAGGTCGTCCTATGTTAGATTGTTATAAGTGCAAGATGGACAAAGTATATACACCATTGATGGGGGAGATAGTTGGTAACCGTGGGTGATTATAGAGATAAGGTAATTCACAAGTACATGGGCAGGTCGTTTTGGACGATGTGTGGTCGTTATGTGGATAATACAGAAGGTTTGATGAATGTGACGGCATCTGATAAGGACCATGAGGTAAATTGTTTGGCTTGCAGGAGATTTATTGATGAATAGATACGCAGTTCAGGAGCAGCGCAACAAGGTTTCTCGATTGCTTCGTACCAGTAATAGAAACAGGAATGCGATGCGTTGGAGTAAGAACGAGACGCCAGAGCATATAGACATGAAGTTTGCAATTTGCAAGCAATTAAAAGAGTGGGGGCATGAGTTTTACACAGAAGCTGTGTTTGAGCCGTCAGGATTGCGTGCAGATGTAATAGATGCAGACTCTGGTATTGTTTACGAGGTTGTAAATACTGAAGGCAGCGATTCTATTTTAAAAAAACAGCATATGTATCCGTTGGAGATACGAGTTGTCAATGCAAACCAAAAATTTACTAAGGAGTTATTATTGTGAACAACAACTTTGACGATGACTTAGAAGACGGTCAGATGGGTGAGCGTGCTGTTAGACATTTTGTAGAAACACAATGGCACAAGAAGTTTATTACATATGGCAACACGTCAGCATTTGACATAATGTTTCAAAACAACCGTCAGAAGCCCATATTTTTTGAAGTAAAGACAGATATGTTTGAAAAAGATTGGGACAAGGGCGGTACTGGTAACATGGCAATAGAGTACAAATGTCGTGGTAAGGACAGTGGGATTAAGACAACCTTGTCAGATTGGTTTGCATATTACTTTCCTAACTTAAGTGAGAATCATTTATGGATTATTCGTATGGATAAGTTAAAAGAATTG